GCAGCAACATCCATGAAAAACTGCTTCGCCTGCTTTTTCGCCTCAGCTTCGTAAAACTCCAGCGTGGCACCTTCAGTACGGTCAAGACTAATCGCCACATCTGGCAACAACAGCGACGCTTGCCCGTCACCTTCCGACTTCACAGTAACAGTAACCTTATCCCCGTAATTATTTATCCCCTTAACAACCAGTTCATATTTTTTATTCATCACTTTACTCTCCCCGCGCCGCCTTACGCCGGTCCTCTTTGATTTTGAAATACAGGTTAGTCAGGTACGTCAGCAGCCCAAACAGCAGACTCCCCAGCACGCCTATTGCCGCCCACTGAGACGGGGAAACCCTGTCCAGCAACTGCAGGAACCAGTAGCCCGTTCCCACCGCTGACGTGGTGTATGACACACCTGTTGTGATTTTTTCCATCTGGTACATACCCCGTCTCCCGTTATCCGGAAGCTCACAACAATATAAAGACCACCGGCACACACCGATGGTCCCTTGCGCAGGCTTACATCATCATGTCGCTGTCAGGTGTGGGTTCACCGCCATCTGAAGCACTCCCGTCACCCGCGATACCTTCCGGCTCCGGAACCGCTGGTACGCCCAGCAGCTCATCCAGAATGGCATCCACTTCTGCATCAAGACGCGACTCAAGGTTCTGGCGGAGTTTCTGTTTCAGTGCGCTCAGGACTTCTTCAGAGCGCAGGACTTCCTTCACTGCCTCAGCAGTGACCAGGGATGTGATTTCTGACATGGGATTTTCTCGTTGAAAGGTGTTGTCAAGAAAGTGACTACGGAATGAGCGGATCTTCGGGTTTGCTTCCGGCTGACTGACTGGCGCTGATTCTCTCAGCGGCCCTTTTATCAATCTGCCTGCGCCAGAAATCGCGCACTGCCCTGTACCCACCCGAAAGAAGATACATAACACAGACTGCCATACAGAAGTACAGCATTACCTGATGAATAAATGTCATAATTTCTTACCGTTATGGTTGACAATGAGAACTGTTTTCATTTAGAAATGATTGATGTCGAAAGCATCTTTTCTTTACATTCTCCATTGGGATTACCTCCGCCAGCTTCCATTCCTGCCGCTGGCGGCTTTTTTTATCATGCCGCGATGTCCGCGTTGTTCACTTCCACCTTCACACTGTCAATCAGCAGCGTATATGTCGCCGCCTTTGATATGCCTGTCAGTTGCAGTTTGTCCGCCGCCCCTGATGCCGGAGATTTCACCAGTGTGAACGGCGTCCCCCGTTTCTCATCCAGTACCGGCGTCACCTGAATGCTGTTGTTTCCGGCAAACTCAAAAGCCAGTGTGTGCCATCCGTTATCAAAGACCCCGAACGTTTCCAGCTTCGCATTCGGCTTCTTGTGGTGCATCGCGTTCAGGTTCGTCGCATCCGTCTGCAGAAAGAAGGACATCAGCATGTCGTTGCCTTCCTCTGCCAGCGTCACTCCCTCCGGCAGGGACGACAACTGCCAGTAAATGCCCAGGGCAAACTGATTCGGCACCAGTGAACCCGGCAACTTAAACCGTACGCTCACACGTCCCCCCTTCTTCAGTAACTCCACTCCCTGTCCGGCTGCATCATGCTCCAGAAACCAGATGTGGTTTTCCGGTTTATTCAGTTGCAGGGCCTTACCTCCCGTAGCCCCCGCATCACTGACCACCGCTTCAGCAATGTTTTTGTTAACATTGTCTCCGCTCGCCGGTTTGTGATAATAGCGCCAGCCCTGTGATGCCAGGTCTTCGCCGGACGCCAGCAGACTCATCAGGGTTCGGTTACTGACCGGGGCT